CGTTATTAACTGGTATAGTAGCCGGTGGCAGTAACTACAGTAACGTTGATGTGGCCGCATATCTAAACACACAAGGTTATAACTTATATTCAAATGTCAACGTAGCAAGTTATCTATCAACAGCAACGATCAATACCACAGGTAACATCACAGCACAAAACTTAATTGGTAATATTTCAATCACTGGTAACGTAACTGGCACCAGTGCTAATGTAACCTTGCAAGCTGGTAGTTACAGTTCAACGTTTGATAATCAAGGTAATGTAAGATTACCTACAGCCTATGTCACAGGTAATGTCACAGCTAATTACTTCGTTGGTAATGGTGCATTATTGACAGGTATCGTAGCGGGTAGCAATTACAGCAACGTCCAAGTAGCAACATACCTGCCAACATACTCAGGTGTAGTAGGCGCAAGTAATGTATTTGTTAGTGGTAATGTAACAGCACAATACTTCTTAGGTAACGGTGCGTTACTAACAGGTATAGCAAGTTCGTATAGTAATGTTCAAGTAGCCACATATCTACCAACATATACTGGTAACGTCGCCAATGTTCGTTTGGGCACAAGTGGTATATTAACATTCCCAGACGGCACTCAACAAACTACTGCGGCATTTGGTGGCGGTGGTAATTATGGCAATGCCAACGTAGCTGCCTTCCTACCCACTTACACAGGCACGACAGGTATTACTCAAATTGGCACATTGGCAACATTGTCAGTCTCAGGTAATGCCACAGTTGGTAATTTAGTGGGTACTGAAGCTAACACACGTATCATCGCCAACACCTATGTAACAACCTTTGATATCTATGGTAATGTCTCATTCCCAGCCAACGTTATTGCTACAAACTTTGTTGGTAGCGGAAGCCTACTTAGCGGAGTTGCTATCAAAACAACTGGTAGCTGGACAGTGCCTACAGGCAACAGCACCCAGAGTTTCACTGTTGCAAGTGGTACATATCAGTTGTGGGTTGATTGCAATATCCCCAATGGTATCTTGGCTTGGAATGCCACTGCCACAGTGACCAACAGCAATGTACCTGTTGTGGGTGTTCAGTATGCTTGGGTCTACAACGGTGGTGGAACGCCTATTGACTTTACCAGCATACCCAATCAGTTTGTGGGTACCGGAAACACCATAGTTCGTAGCAGTGTTTCTCCAAGTGCAACTACCAATAGATTTGACTTTGGCCTCAACAACACCAGCGGTGGCAATGTTACTGTGTCATATGGTTATGTCAAGATATCATGATAATCCAAGGAGTAACTCTTAACGGAGTATATGTGGTCGATCTTGGTATAGTAACTACCAATCTTTCAATGTTCTTAGATGCAGGTAATGCTTCTAGTTATCCAGGTTCAGGAACCGCTTGGACTGACCTAAGTGGTAATAGCCGCAATGGAACATTAACGGGTGGTCCAACTTATACTAGTGCAGATGGTGGGGCTATTGTCTTTGATGGCACTAATGATTTCGTTCAATGTTCGGGTTCTATCACAGCCACAGCGGCGACATTTGTAATCTGGATGAGACGAAACGGACCCCAGGACGATTTTGACGGTATCATATATTCTAGAAGTGCAAACGCTACTGGAATAAGTTTTTATGGTACAACTAATAAAATTTCATATACTTGGAATAATGCTGTTGATACTTACAGTTGGGATAGTGGATTGACCATACCGGATTTGACATGGTGTATGATAGCGGTCTCCGTTACCAGCAGCTCAGCGACGGCATATCTGTGTCAATCCAGTGGAATTACCTCTGCCACTAATACTGTATCTCATACTAGCACCGTACTAGATGATGTAAAACTTGCTCAAGATGATCTTGGGGGAAGATTTTTTAATGGAAGGATTTCTGTAGCGATGATCTACGATCGTGCCTTGTCAGCTGGTGAGATCACGCAAAACTTCAACGCACTGCGTTCAAGGTACGGTCTATGATAATCACCAATGGCGTTCAAATATCAGGTGGTGTTCAAATATACGATATACCTATTGTACTGACTGTGGTCACTGATAACTTAGTATTGTATTACAACCCAGACGATCCTGCCAGTTATCCTGGATCTGGCACAACCATCAACAGTTTAGTATCACCAAACTTAACTGGTACTATGACTAATATTACCTACACTGATCCTTATTTTAGTTACAACGGCACAAGCAGTACAGTAAGTGTCGCCGACAATGCTCTACTAGAGCCTGGCACGGGTGATTTTACCTTAGAAGCCTGGGTGTATTATTCAGTGCTGGCTGGTAGCACTAGAACTTTTATATCAAAAACCAACAACGGTGGTGGTTCCGCTGATTGGAGTTATGGACTCAGAACCAACGGCACCACTGGAGCAACTTACATGGAAGTTGGTAACGGAACTACATCAATAACCACACCAACATATACTGTGACTACTGGCACTTGGTATCAGATAGTGGGGATATGGACTAACGTAGCATCAAACTCATTAGCACTCTATGTCAATGGAGCCAGTCAAGGCAGTAACTCACACTCATTTACCAGTATAAAAAATTCTACAAATCCCCTGTATCTTGGTAGTTACAACGGTGGAGAATACAGCCAATGGTTTAATGGTAGGATGGGCATAGTCCGATATTACAGTGCGGCATTGACCGGTGCACAGATCCTACAGAATTACAATGCTGACAAGGGAACCTACGGATTATAATATGCCATTGACGATAGGATCAGGAATTACAGTAGGCGGTGGGGTAAACATTACCAGCATAGCACCACCTCAAATTATACAGAGTGGCCTGTTAATAAATCTACAAACAGCACCTACTAGTGGCAGCACTTGGCCCAGTCAAACAGGCAGTAATAACACTACCATCGTCAGTCCAGGTAATGTAGCCTACGTTAGCCAATACGGTGGTGGATTGAGAATATCTACTAAAAATACTGCTTACTTTGACACAGGTGTCACAGCTGCAACATTGGCTAACACATTTACTATCAGCATGACAGTGGCATTTAATCAAACTCAGACCTATTGGGCCACTTGGTGGGGTAGTGACAGCTATACTGCCAACCAAGGCTATTTAGGTTATCAAAGTGGAGCCCTTACATTTACCTTTGGTTCACCTACTGGTGGCACAACATTTACACATAGCACAATTGGTGCCAACATTGCCAATGTTAATGTTTGGGACTTTACTATCAGCGGAACCACAGCCAACTACTTCTTAAATGGTGTTTGGAAAGGTGTTGGAGTAATAGGTAATCCATCAAGCATAGGCACAGCCAACCTATACTTTGCGTCAAGACATGTTAACAGTGGCGGTGGCTTTACTGACACAGCAACAGGCGTCTATTATAGTATGCGTGTCTACAATCGTGCGCTAAGTAATGTAGAAGTCTCAACAAACTACACTACACTTAAATCAATACACGGATTGCCATAATGATAATCCAAGGCGCGACAATCCGAGGTACTACGATATATGATGCACAGGATCTATATCCTTTTGGCTTTTTTACTTTTACATCAAACATCGTAGGACCATTGGGTCCAACCTTGGGTAACCTCTACAATACCTATAGCAACGCAGGTAACACTTGGATAACTAACACAGAGTATCTCACAGTGCCCGATGCATGGCGAGGTTATCAAGTTTGGACAGTGCCACGCACAGGTCCCTATCAGATCACTGCCGCTGGTAGCCGCAGTGGTGTCCTTGGGGTGTTTAGTGGCAACACTACCTATGGCAATGCACACGGCCGCGGTGCAGTAGTTCAAGGTGTGTTTAATCTACAAAAAGGTCAGCGTATCACATTAGTAGTAGGACAGCCCAGCGCCAATACCTCACAGGTATCTACATATGAAAGCACTGCTGGGGGTGGCGGCAGTTATGTAGCATTGGGTAATATCGCCAGCGATGGATTTGCTAATCTTACACCGTTGATCATTGGCGGTGGCGGAGGTGGCGCAGGTGCTTGGACTAGTAACGCAACAATCTTACCTGGCGGTTACGGTGTAACTACTCGTCGTGGTGGCAACAGTGCTGGGTATCTTAATGCTACGGGATTAACTAATAGAACAGGTGCTCCAGGAGGCATAAACGGCCTAGGCGGCAATACTCACGTAAACATCAATGGTGTGACCAGCCTTAACGGCTTTGACGCTGGCGCAGGCGCAGGATGGTCGGGTAATGGTATTACTTGGACAGGTTCTATATGGACGGCAAACACTAGGATAGCACCCGGCGGCTCTAACGGTGGTGGTGGCACTGCTTTTGCGGCTAATGCCAAAGGCGGTATGTATTCTACAAGCTATGCACCACCTGCTACAAACTTAGGTGGATTTGGTGGCGGTGGCGGCTCCGGACCTATCACCGGCGGCGGCGGCGGAGGATATTCAGGTGGCGGTGGTGCCTACGGCGGGTCTGCTACGACCATTGACTCGGGTGGCGGAGGTGGTAGTTACATTGATGCTAATGCTACTACAATAGCGACCAGCGATGGACAGTTTGATCTCAGCGGAACATTTAACGGCGTAGCTATTACTAGTCTAGGATTCTACAATAATACTGCTGGATATATTAGTATCGTAAGACTCTAGTCAAAAACTCTTGTTTTAATCAAAAGTTTAGTGTATAATGTAATATATGCTGAATATCATAAGCGACTTCATAAAAGGTATTTTACCTACAAAAAAGAAAACCACACCCAGTGGTTGGACCAGCTTTAACGGTGTGTGTTGCCCGCATAATGGTGAATCAGCAGATACCCGTGGTCGTGGTGGCTTAACAGCCAACCCAGATGGTAGTGTCAGCTATCACTGTTTCAACTGTAACTTCAAAGCCAGCTATCAACCCGGGCGTCACTTAACATTCAAATTCCGTAAGCTATTAAAATGGTTAGGTGCTGATGATACAGACATCAAACGCTTGGTCATCGAAGCCATACGTGTCCGTGAATTGGTTGCTCCAGAAGAGGTTAAACAGGAAGCTGAAGAAGAACGGATTGACTTCAAAGCTCGTGACCTACCAGAAGATGCAGAGAATTTGGTCGCACTAGATTATGTCCATCCAGCATTGGAATATTGCGTGGCACGCAAAATTGACATAGCCAAATATGCGTTTTGCGCAACTCGTCAAGAACAATATAATCTACACAAGAGAATCATTATTCCCTTCATCTGGCAAGGTAGGACCATTGGTTATACTGCTAGAGCCATTGAAGAAAACGTTAAACCAAAATATTACAGCAACTATGAACCAAACTTTGTGTTTAACATCAACAATCAACTAGCAGACAGCAAGTTTGTTATCGTATGTGAAGGGCCGTTTGATGCTATGAGCATAGATGGTGTGGCAGTGTTGAATAATGAATGCAATGAAACACAAGCAGATATCATTGAGTCATTGGGCCGTGAAGTAATTGTTGTTGCTGATAAAGACCGGGCTGGTGCTAAGATGGTCAATAATGCAATTGAATATGGATGGTCAGTCAGCTTTCCAGTTTGGTTAGAAACTTGTAAAGATGTAAATGAAGCAGTGGTAAAATATGGTAAATTATTTGTTTTGAAAACGATCTTAGACAGCAAGTACTCGAGTAAACTCAAAATAGAACTTATGAAAAAGAAAGTCTATAAATATTAAATAATTCTGGTATCTTATGATCGATATAATACTTATTAATATTCCCCTAATTGAAACTTCTGGACCTTTGCTTGCACCGGCCCTGCTAAAATCTAGTTTAAAAGCACAGAATTTCTCTGTCAAAACTATAGATTTTAACATAAGATTTTTTAATAATAACTATACTACAGAAATAGATTATTTTTTTAGGACAAATGAAGGTAACGATGAAACGAGACAGACAGCAGAATCATTAGTGTCAACATGGGTAGATGAAACATTAGCATTTAATCCAAGATGGATAGGTATAAGTGTTTTTACATATCAGTGCAGGATTGCGGCAGAAATATTTGCAAGATTAGCTAAAATAAAAAAACCTAGCATCAAGATAGTTCTAGGTGGATCAGGTATTGGTGAAGGTGGTATCAATGGAGTTAATGTTTTTACTAAAACACTAAGGCAACAAGGTATCATTGATCATTTCGTGATGAGTGAAGGGGAAGTCAGCCTGGTTAAACTTCTACAAGATGATCTTAACTACCCAGGCATTAATTCAGATGCATATAAACAAATAAAAGATATAGATTCATTACCATTTCCCGATTTTGATGATTATGATTTTTCACATTATGAAGAACATAATAGGAAATTACCTATATATGGTAGTCGTGGATGTGTAAGGAAATGCACATTCTGTGATATACATCAACACTGGAAATACAACTACAGATCTGGAAAATCAATTGCAGATGAAATGATTAGCCAAAGTGCAAAGTATGGGATGTATGATTTTTACTTTATGGATAGCTTGGTAAATGGTAGCCTTAAAGAATTTAGACAATTTTTAAGATACATGGCAGACTATAATACTAATGCTAGCGACAACAAAAAAATTACTTGGATGGGCTATTACATAGTAAGAGATCGATCTGCTGAAGGCAAGGACCATTGGGAATTAATGGAAAAATCTGGTGCTAAAAAACTTATAGTAGGTATAGAATCAGGTAGCGAAAAAGTTAGATATGAAATGGATAAAAAATTTAAAAATTCAGATGTTGATTATCTTGTAAAAAAACTAGATCAGCACAACATAACCTGTCAATTTCTCATGATCTTTGGTTACCCAACCGAAACAGAAAAAGACTATAGGGACTCCCTAGATTTCATACGTAGATATAAAAAATTCGCAGGCACAGCAATTTCTTCTATAACCATATCAAATACCTTGGGCATTTTGCCTGGTACCCCTTTGTATAATAATCTTGATAAATTAGATATAATACTAGATCCCAAACATGAAAACAATTGGATTTGCAAGACCAACCCAGATTTGACATTAACAGAACGCATACATCGAGTAATGGAAGCAAGGCAATTAGTTACAGATTTAGGATTTGAAAACTATACACCGGACGATTTGCTTGTATTTCTTGAAGAAAATGTAAAAAAATTTAATTCAAGATTAAAGTTGTTAGATAGAGTTTTTACCTTAAAACAAATATAATTAAATAGGTCGAGCAAATCAATGATAGGATTAGATCTGAGATTGAGTGTATAATAACAATATGGATCCGAAACGTAAATTTTTTCTATTTAATCAAGCTAAACATTTTTGTTCAGTTCCTTGGACGCATCTTAAGGTTGACATGAGCGGAAATGTTAATACCTGTGTGGTGGGAGCAGAAGATTTAGGAGATCTCAATGTCAAAAGCGTTGAAGAAATTTTATCTTCAGAAAAAATTAAAAAAATTAGGAACAACTTATCGCAGGATATCTTAGACAATAACTGTCACCATTGCCATCCATACGAAAATAAAGCAAATGATGATGATTATAATTTCCTTAGGGGATTATACAACTCAATGTTCAAATCTGAAGACATTGATTATGATAAATTAGAAGATTTTAAATTACAAGGAGTTGATTTACATTGGAGCAGCCTCTGTGATCTTAAATGTGTAACCTGCTGGAGCAAGCAAAGCAGTAGTATTGCCAAGGAAGAAGGAAAAGAAGTATTGCATACTTCAAATGCCACAGCAGATAAATTAATTGATTACATAATTGCTAATCAAGGATCACTGCGAGAGATATACCTGAGTGGCGGTGAGCCTACAATGATTAATCACAATCTGCGGTTATTGAAAAGACTAAGGCGAGATCTTAACTTCAAGATACGCATAAACACTAATATGATGTGGGAACCAGATAATCAGATAATCAAAGAATTATTAGAATTCCCTCATGTATTGGTTACCATGAGTGCCGATGCTATTGATCAAAGATATAATTACATACGCAGAGGTGCAGACTGGACAAAGTTTTTAAAAAATTTAACTAACTTGCTGACCAGTCATTTTACATGGAGATTAAACAGCGTATTTTTTGTTGGTAGTGCCTTGTATCTGTCAGAAACACAGGATTTTTTCGTTGAAAATTATGGAATAAATGATTTTACTATCAATCAATGTGGTATGGAACAGTATGATCTTCAATGCAGGAATTTACCATCTGGGATTAAAGAAAAAGCGTTAGAAAAATTGTTAAAACATCAGAATAGGCATAAACATAATCTTAATCTTTTTGGTCAGTTAAATAACTGCATTAAGGAAATCAACATTGAAGGGGATCCAAACTATAAAAATTACTTTGATCAGATTGATCTCAAGGCAGGGACTAATTGGACAGAAGTGTTTCCTGAGCTAGTATATGACAACTAAAAATTGCTTACTCATTGGGTGCGGATCAAAATTTGGGCTTGAATTATTAGAACACCTCCTAGCCCAAGGATATCAAATACATTCAATATCTGGATCACCTATCGTGCATCCTGGAGTAAATCATCTACAAGTTGATTGGAAAACAGTTAACGCTGCAGGTATTGAAAAATTCCTTAGGAGATTACCAGAGTTAGATCTAGTTTTCTTTAATCAAAATTCATCATCACTGAATGCGGATGATTTCCTAAAATCTAAAAATACCGGTGAATTATGGAGATTAGGAAAACATTGGAACCAGTCATACTTTGTCAGCTGTATACTACCTTTCCACATCATACATACTTTGAAATCAGTGCGACGTGTAGCTTGGATGCTGAGTCCACTGATGTATCATCATGATGATCCACATATGAGATTTGCTGATTACATAGGCAATAAATATCAAAACTATTTGATACTGAAAAATTTTAGTCAACATGATTATTCCATTTTCATTGGATTAAATCCAGATAAACCCTTGGCAATAAAAGATGATGATAGGATATCGCGTCTGGTTAAATTTATTGAATCTACAGATGAATCAGCCAACGGACGAGTATTTTTTATTGATGGTACTGAAGATACCAATGTTGATAGATTTAAATTTACAATTAATAAACTCTCCGGCACTTAAAATATGACAAAAGAATATTCTCCAGAACTACAGAAACTATTTTTAGAAATGATGCTAGAAGACCCACAGAGCTATGTGCGTGTGCAGAATATCTATAATCCAGAAAATTTTGATCGCAGTCTACGTGAAGTAGCTAAGTTTATCAAAACACATACCGATGATCACAAAGCCATGCCCACACATGAGCAGGTTCGAGCAGTTACCAGCGTTGATCTTAAACGTGTACCAGACCTAACAGAAGATCACTATAGTTGGTTCATGGCAGAGTTTGAAGGCTTCACTCGTCGTAATGAACTTGAACGTGCGATCCTTAAATCAGCAGACTTGTTAGAAAAAGGTGATTATGATCCTGTAGAAAAACTGATCAAAGATGCTGTACAAATAAGTTTAACTAAAGATATGGGCACTGATTATTTCTTAGATCCACGTGCTAGATTATTGGCGATTAAAAGTAATAACGGACAAGTATCGACTGGTTGGCCAACCTTAGACAAGCGATTGTTTGGTGGCATGAATCGCGGTGAACTTAACATCTTTGCAGGTGGTTCTGGTAGTGGTAAAAGTTTATTCATGCAGAATATCGCTATCAATTGGTGTACGCAAGGACTTAACGGTGTATTCTTAACCTTAGAACTCAGTGAAGGTCTATGTGCTATGCGTATGGACAGTATGGTAGCCAACTGTAGCACTAAAGAAGTGTTCAAGGATCTTGACACAGTTGAAATGAAAGTTAAGATGGTAGGTAAGAAGTCGGGTGCCTTGCGTATTAAGTATATGCCAGCACAGAGTAATGTAAATCAAATTAGATCTTATCTTAAAGAATTACAAGTACAAACAGGATTACGAATAGACTTTATCATGGTAGACTATTTGGATTTAGTCATGCCTGTGAGTGCTAAAGTCAGCCCAAATGATTTGTTTGTCAAAGACAAATATGTAAGTGAAGAACTGCGTAATCTAGCCAGAGAGTTAAACATCTTGATGATCACAGCTTCGCAACTTAATCGTGGGGCAGTAGAAGAAATTGAATTTGATCATAGCCATATTGCAGGCGGATTAAGTAAGATCAACACAGCAGATAACGTGTTTGGTATCTTTACTAGCCGTGCTATGCGTGAGCGTGGCCGTTATCAACTGCAACTTATGAAAACACGTAGTTCGAGTGGTGTAGGTATGAAAGTAGATCTAGAATTTGATTTAGAAACACTGCGTATCACTGATCCAGGTGAAGAAGCACAAGAAAGCGGTCTACGCGGAGTCGGAGCAACTAATATCCTAAGCCAAATTAAAACAGGATCAACAGTAGCACCTAGCGAAGAATCTAAAATACAAGCAGGTGTGGACAGTAGTAAACTTAAGAGCATGTTGGCTAGTCTTAAATCCGAGGCTGACTAAATAATGACCTATCAATCTGGATTTGTTCACTCTTATAAACAGTGGATAGGAAAATTTTCAAATCAAGAATATGATTACTTTGCCAGACATGCTTCCGGAAATAAAATTAAATATAAATTTAACAGCATCGGTTATCGTGGTCCAGAACATCATCTTGTACCAGATATATCTATTTTTGGTAGCAGTTTTAGTTTTGGTGTAGGTTTAGAATTTGATCGATGTTGGCATCAACAATTAGGTGAATATAAAATTAATTGTTACGCCCCAGCTGGATTTTTAATGACCAATGATGATATCATTGACCACTATAAGGAAATAAACCCTCCAGGACAGATCATTCTACAGTTAAGAGAATCTAAATATAATAGAGCAACGTTAACCTTACCCGACACAAAGGTATTCATCATTGATGAATATTCTCATCCATTTATATTTTCTTTAACTTATAATACTATGGTTGACAAAGCAGAAGATCAAATACATCCAGGAATACAAACTCACAAATTATGGGCCTTTGCTATAAAGAAAAAGTTCAACTTGTAATTAGTCACTTAGAAGGATGCTCTGGTAATTTTTTAGCCAGATTATATGCTGATTACAATCTTGATAATGAATTAACTTTTAAAGTTGGAGCCGACCGACATCCTAAAGTTTTGGCTATAAACGGAAGACAAAATTTTAAATATGAACTTAGTAAATTAAATTCGCACATTATAGTAGTAACACATAATTTTGATCTACAGTTATTACGCAATACATTTCCCTATGCAAAAATCATACAAATATATCCCTACAATAAAGTTGGTAATGTGCTATATAATATCTCGTACAAAAAATTGACTACAGTTCTATCTAACACAATTGATAATCATATTATCCATATTGTTGAATGGAAGAAAAATCTAGATGCTATTATACCTGCATCAAATTGCGTAGATTATGCTGCCCTAAGTGATCAAACTTTTGTTGAATCTTTATTAGATATTAAATTAAATAAAACACAGTTAAAGTTTTTTAATGACTATCACAGGCAACAAATACCTTATACATTAAATTGGCCTACTTCTAGTTGTAGCATACATGAGTTAATAAACACTTGGGGAATAGTTGATTGGTTTAATGCATGGAGTATAGCTTTTACTATTAGTGTATTTGAAGACGTTAATGGGTACAAAGAATCCCAGCGTCTATGGTCAATAGATACATATAAGTTTATAACCTGGATTGATGTAATTAACTTAGAATCTAAGTATCAACCATTATGTGATTGCATTTAACTTGTGTTATACTGTATAAATTAATTCTTATCTTCGATAAATACTCTAAACCGGAGCAGAGATCTTGCAGAAACGCACACGTAGCCTACTCACTGAGCTAGACGAGTTATTAACGCACAAGGA